AGATCCCTTTTCAATAAACGAAGGAGACGTACTTATTATGCCGGTTTTAGGTGATAGTAATTTTAAGAAATTAGAAAGACCACAGGAAGAAGAACAAAATGTAGTTAGACAAGAGTTTTTAGATGCTAAGAGGATGACTCCTAAGGATCAAAAGAGAATTGCTTTCCTTAAAAAGAAATACGGAGTTAAAGAAGTTTTACCACCTAATGTACTTAAGAGTGGTCAGAAGACATATAAATTCACAGATGAAGGAACTATTATGGGAATGGCGGCAATGACCCCTGAAACAACTTTTTCTAAAAAGTTAAAAGAATCTACATCAAATAAAGAAATTAAGGAAGCTATTGAATATTTACCGGAAGACGTAAAGGAATTATTAAATAAAAGAGTCGAAGATTTAACTATTAGTGAGATTACTAAGTTAAATAATAGTGGAGTAAACATTAGCGACTTTGATTCTATTAAAGAAGGTATTGTTTCAGGTGATGGAGAGAATAAGAGTAGTTCATCGACGATGAAGGTATATGATAAAAACGGAGAGTTCGCTGGAAATGAATCTACTGTGAAATCAGTGACATATGATTTTAATAAAAAAACAACGGTCATTACTAAGACTATAACGCGACCTGATGGAACGGTTGAGACAACACAAACATCACAAGTTTCAGCAGCTGGAGATACTTCTAATGATATTAATATAATAGTTAAGAAAGCAGGGGAATATAATCCACCTTCAACGAATACAAATACTTCTGAAAATAATTCAGAATCTTCAAGAAATAACGATAGTGAATCTAAAGAATAATCAGCATGGCAGATTTAGATAATAATATATTAGTTGTAATAGAACCTACGATTAGACCTAATCCTATTGAATTCGAGACATTGGATGAAGATAAGGGAATGGAGAAACAAACGAAGAATTTCGGGACAGATCAACCTCATATTCGTATCAACAATTATTATTTCTATCCACATGATGTTTTATCATTTAGATTAAACATTAATGGATTTGTTCCAAAGTTAAGTGTAACATTAAAAGATTCTACTAAAGCATTTGATGTTGGTCAATATCCTAGAGACGGAGATGTTGTGACAGTTTATATTAATTCAAAAAATCAGGATACCTATAAAAGTATCCATATGGATTTTGATATTACATCAGTTAGTTCGCCAAGCCAAGGATTACCGAATGCATTAAGGACATATTCTATTCAAGGTATTTGTAAAATACCTGGATTATTTACAGAAGAATGTAAATCATTGTCGACTGGAACAAGTTTAGACCACATTGAAGAAATATCAACTGGTCTTAAAATTGGATTAGCTACAAATTTAGACGCTACAGTTGATGCCCAGCCAAGAATTCAACCATATACTACCACATTAGATTTTATAAAAAACATTACTAATTATTCATATGTAGGAGAAGAAGCATTTCAAACCTTTTATATAGACCAGTATTATTATCTTAATTTTATTGAAATGAATAAGATATTTAATTCAAAGAATCCTAAGGGAGATGATATGCAAAATAGTATTGCTTCTCTTGCTAAATCATTTAGTGTAGATGTAGGTGGTGAAGATTTGGATAATATAGAAACTAAATTAGTTTTAACTAATAACCTCGGGGCGGATGGTTCAAGTAATAAAATATCTCAGTGGTCATTAAAGAATAATTCAAGTAAAATCTCATTGTCTAATGGATATAAACGAATACTCCAGATGTGGGATGATTCTGAAGAGTCTGATCCATTTGAATGGCCACAGGAGAAGTTAGTAGAATTCGATATTGAAGCTTTTACTAGTAAAAACCTAAGAGACATGGAAGGTCCATTAAAGGGTAATTTAGGCGAAGGACATTATGAAAGTCATATAAAACATAAATATGTTGGAAGATATCAAGACGTCGACCTAGAAGGTAACGTACATTTAAATCACAAATATGCATTATTAAATAATTTTCAAAATATACAAGAACTTGAGAAAATGAAACTGATCGTTGAGTTAGAATCATTTAACCCTAGTTTATATAGATCCCAGAAAGTACCAGTTGTTATATTTAATTATGAACATCCTAAAACAGCTGCATCTAAAAAGCAAACTGAAGAATTAAAGAAAAAGGGTGTTAAAACAAATGATAGTCCAATTGATATAGAAGATGATGAAGATGCTAAAATAACATTGGATGATTTCACATCAGGGTATTATATCATCGGAGGAATTGAATATATATACGAAGAAGGAAATCCTTCAATAAGACAAAAACTGACCCTTCTTAGAAGAGAATGGCCAGTTAAAGCAATAGACATATAATATAATGGCAGGCAGAAATAAATTCACAACAACCAAAGGTATTAAATCACATCCATATGGAGATCCAACTTATTTAAGTTTCTTTTTTCTGTTTGATTGGTATAGTGCAAACTCTCCTTTGTTTAATGGAACTGCAGAGAAATATTTAAGAGATTTCTGTGGAGAGACGCATAGGGCTGATAACCTAGTATTGTTTATTAAATATCTAAAACGTATTAATACAGAAATGCCATGGTTTTTCCAATCCATTGAAGGTTTAAACACAGCACATGAGTATGGTGATTTCACTGAATCATACAGAGGAGTAGATAAGGAATTAACAATAAGTTGTTTAGAAACTGTAGATTTTACAATGGCCGGGCTATTAAACATCTATAGAAATATATGCTATGATTTTGATAGAATGGTTGAGGTTCTTCCGGCAAATTTAAGAGAATTTGATTTATATGTACATGTCCAAGAAATTAGAAACTTCGTCCCTTTTATTGGAGCAGCGGATGCAGCAACAAATTTAAAAAATGGATTAAGTTCAATAAAAGATCTTAAGTCGATGAATGCAGAGGACAGAAACAAGGCAATTGCAGCGCAAGGAGATGAAGCTACACAGAAAATGGCAGATAGATTAAATGCAGATAGTTTAGATTGGAAAGCAAAGGGAATGGGGCCTAGGTTTGTTACACGCTTGAGTTTTTGCTCATTTATGTTAGATGATTTCGCAAAGATGTTTTCAACTGTTAGTAATGTGGAAATGTCAGAAACAAAACATACCCTTACTTTAAAATGGAAAAAATCTAAAATATCTGATGCGACTTACTTGAATGCATTTGCGTATGAGGATCCGGATATATTTAGCCCATTTGATAATGACATACTAAATGATTTATCTAATTCAATAGTTAAAGGTGCTATAAACCAGGGAGCCGCAATGGCTGAAGGAGCAGCTAAGAGAGCTTTGGATAATTTTAAAAGTAAATTATTATTAGGAAATGTATACGGTGCCAGCACTGTCTCAAAGATGCAAGATGTTTTGAATGCTGGTTCTATTAATTCATTAGGGCCGTTATTGAGTGGTGATAAAACAGATGATTCTGAAACTCCAACTGTTTCGTTTGATGGAGTATTTCCACCTACGAATCCTGAACCACCATTAAAATCAACTAAAATGTTTGAAAAATCAGATCCTGAACAACCATTATCGTCAGAAAACATTAATCCACCCCCAAGTACAGAGAATGATTCTACACTAGGGAATATTCATGATTAGTGTATTATAATATTATTAGAATATATACAATATGAAAGCTGAAGAATTATATGTAGATAATTTAAGAGATACTCATTGGCTAGGAGAGGTCGTTGACAATAAAGATCCTAACCAAGATGGTAGATGTAAAATTAAAGTATTTGGAAAGTTTGATAAGGTTCCGACTGAATCTATTCCATGGGCAAGTCAAGGAAATGAAAACGTCACAGGTTCATACAATGTTCCTAAAATAGGAGACATTGTTTCTGTTCGTTTTGATAATGGAGATATTTATCACCCGGAATACTTTTTTACAATTAATTCTAGAGATAGAAACAGTTATAAAGAGGAAGTATTGGGAGAATTAAACGAAGAGACAGCAACAATGTCCCATTCTATTATATATGACGCTGATCAAAACGTTAGAGTATATTATCATCCTGAAGATGGATTAATGATTAACTTAGGAAAAGAAAACACTAGGAAAAAAGAACCATATATTCAAATAAAGAACGATGGTGAAATTAATATATTTACAGAAAGTAATAATATAACAGTTAAGACCGATCAATTAGTAGAGGTTAAATGTGATAAGGCGTATGTTAATAGTCCTAATATAGAATTAGGTGAGACAGCACTTGAACAAGTAATTAAAGGAAATACCTTTCAAGCATTGTTTAATTCACATATACATACTGGAAATATGGGAGCCCCAACTACTCCTCCATTAGTACCATTAACTGGAACCGAATTAAGTCAAGTAACTAAAACACAATAATATGTTAAGCAATACAATATTCTCTCAAATATTACAAGCGATTATAACTGCCAAGGAACCTCTATTACAAGCAAGATTAGAGGGAGGATTATCCCCTATTAGAAATAATGAGTTCACTTCTGATAATTACAAAGAAGAGGAATTAATAGAACCATCAGATGGAATATATGATGTGCAAAAAAGAGTCGATGAATGGATAAGAGCTAATCCTTTTCCACCAGGCGCTGATCAAGATAGAGTAAAGAAAATCTTATGGAAAAAGTTTGCTGAAGAAATGTCTACTCAAATATCTTTACAGGTTACGAATTGGTTAAGAGACGATGTGATGTTAGAATTTGCTACTGCAATAAATAATGAGATTAAAAAGGCAGATATTACTATCACTGTTCCACCAACCTCTATATTAACGGCAGTCCCTATTACACCGGTAACTCCTACAGGAACAGTACCAACAGTTACAGGCACTCCAATACCACCTACGAACGTTATAATCACTTAATAATAATGATATATAAATTATATTTTAACCCTTTAAAAAAATAAGAATGAGTCAATTAAAAGAATGGACACTCCCAAATGGAGAGTTCGATTGGGATGGATATGAATCAACATGTCCAAAAGTATTACGAACACCAAACCCCCACGTTAAAGTAAAAGATCCAAAGCATAAAGTATTTTGCAGAGAGCCATATGCTCAAGAAATGTACAATATTTATGAAGGTCATATTTCAGAAAATGATATTATAACAAAAATAGAATATGGGGAAACATATGCCGGGAAAATATATTCAGTTAGTGGGACGACCGTTACGGTTGATATAGGATATCGTCAGTTAATATTTATAAATCTAGAAAAAGAAGATGAAGCTTTTAGAAATTTATCACCAGATGATGAGGTTGAAGTAACAGTAACGTCCGATATAGAGAATGATAAACTACATATTTCTGGTTCTATTTCTGAAGGAATGAGGAAGAAAACTTTCCAAGAGATGTTTGGTGCTATTGAAACACAAGACACTGCATGGGTCGGAGTTGTTAATATGATGATGGAAGAAGCAGGATATATCGTGACGGTCAATGGTATAAATTGTTTCATGCCTGGTAGTTTAGCTGGTATTAACAAATTACATGATTTTAATAGCATAGTGGATTCCGAAATATATGTTGTTCCTGTTAGTTATTCAAAGGAACGAAGAAGTTTAGTAGTTTCACATAGAGCTTATCTAAAAACATTAATTCCTGAAGCCGTTGAAAATCTAAAAGAAACACAAGGGGAAGATGTTACTGGAACAGTTACAGGTTCTGCAAAATATGGAGTATTTTGTGAATTTAACAAATGTTTGACTGGAATGATACATGTCAATGATTTAGAAGGCGATACTTTAATTAGACATAAAAATCAAGAGATTAAACCAGGAGAGGAAATAACGTTTAAGGTCAAAGACATTATATCTAATACTAAAATAACGTTGACTCAGTTGGATAATATTCCTGAAAACCCTTGGAATAACATTGATGAAAAATACAAAGTACCTTCCGTTGTAAAGGCAAAGGTAAAAACATGTAAAGATTATGGTTTATTTGTTGAAATTGAAAGTGGAGTTGTCGGACTATTACATGTTAGCGAAATAGGCGTAGATAATATTAAAAACTTTAAACCTAAGGATAAGATAAACGTTGTAATAACTAGAATTGAAGAAGAAACTAAAAAGGTTTTCCTAAAGCTTCCATCGTAAAGATGGTTGCTTTTAGTATGTGATATATAAATAAATAATAAATATCGTATGCTAACACATCAAATTACTAAAAATAAAAGCAAAGAAGATATTCTTGGGCATGCTCTCACTGGAATAGAGTTTGAGTTTTATTCTAACTTAGATGAGAATAAGACTAAAGAATCTATTGCCAACTTATTAGGGAGGAAGATAAGACTAGAGGATAAGGCACATAGCGATTTTATTCCTACCGAAAGAGAATGGAAATTAGAACCCGACATGAGCGGAGGTGCTGGACTAATGGAATTAGTTACATCACCTATTGGATATAAAGAAGCTCGCGGTGTTTTAATAAAAATGTGCCAATGGATTAGTAAAAATGGATATACTACTGAAAAATGTTCTATTCATTTAAATCTAAGCTTTGATCCTAAAAAGACCGGTGTAAATGGATTAATTTCAAAAATGGATCCATTAAAGTTTCTATTAGATTTTAATGAAAGGGAGGTATATAAAATGTTCCCAGAGAGAGAAGATAGTGTATACGCTAAATCTATTAAATGGATTATGCCTAAATTAGATGCTAATTATTTTGATGGGCAGTTTATCAACCCGCATATATTTGATTTTGCTAAAGAAAAGTATTATGGTGTTAATTTTGAAAAATTAGCTAATGGATATTTAGAATTTAGATATATTGGGGGTAAAGATTATGAAAAGAAAACATCTAATATATTATATTTATTAGAAAGATTTGCAATTCAATTATGGGGATCTGCTACAACCTCTAAATATAATGATTTAAACTTAATAGAATTAAAAAGAATATTAAATAAAAATTACCACTTAGTTGAAATTTTAGGTGATTATCATAAACTCGAAAAACACTATCCTAAATTAAAAATAATAGTAGACTTAAAAGATAATAGCCAGGTATTAGATTTATATTGGCCTAAAATTAAGAAAAGGGTAATACGATTAATTAGTCACGGTGGATTGAAAGAAGGATTTATTAATTATGATAGTGATATTGGTAGGATACAGGTAAAGGGTGGAGAATTAAAATATTGTTTTGATTTACAAGAATATGATTTTATTGATTGTGAAATATCAGGTTATTTAACGAATTGCGATTTTTTTAGATGTCAGTTAAATTCGACAAGACTTAAACATTGTAACTTGTATCAAGGGACCAATGTTGAAGAATCTAAAGTAGAGTCTAGTTATACCAACCAAACATGTGAATTACAAAATTGCTGGGTTGCTGGATGGGATACGATTTTCAAAGGAAGGATGATCTCAGGTGTATTTAGACATGGGAGCATTTCCAAAGAGGCGGAGTTTGATAAAACAGAAATTATACAAAGTAAAAAAATAAAATAAAAGATGAGTGACATAAGAAGTGGCGAAAATATAGATTTAAACAATGATAGGACATATTCGTCTGATTGTTTAGATAACTTCATAAAGGAAGTCGGATCTGAAATGACAGGGGCATGTATGATTCCTTTGAATTTACCGGAAGAAGAAGTTAGAAATATTATTAAACGAGCCGTTAAATGGTTTAGAAAAAATTATGAATATAGTCTTAGGGAAAATTACTTTCATATTCCTAAGTCAGTTTTTGATAGTACTGAATTCAAAGCCGGTAGGACGTTGCATTTTCCAAAAGAAGATGGCGCGACTGGTGCCGGAGAAGTCTTTTCAATTTACGGAGTATATGATTTAGGATCAGGTTGGAATCAATCAGGTGGAGGAATGGATCTGCGATTCAGCGATGGTGCTGATTTTGCAGTTGATAAATTATTATTTCAAAATGCGTTTAATGGGAGTGGAGCATCTGAGACTGCAGAAGAATTACAATACTATGTTATCAATCAAAGTATGTTTGACATGTCTAGACAGATCATGGAGAACCCTATAAGCTTTAATTATTCACAACTAACTGGACAACTTAAGATTATGGGCGATACCCCTAAAGGTGATGTAATAATTGAATGTTATGAAAGTATTGAAAATTGCGCGCTATATGATGATGAGATATTTTTTAGATATGTTACTGCCAAGGTAAAACAGTCCGTTGGTTCTAAACTAGGAGTGTTTAAATTCTCTTTACCAGGAGGAGTAGAGATCGACTATGATGGTATTAAATCAATGGGAGATGAGGAAATGGAAAAGGTATTAGAGGAAATAAAAGGAGATGAAGGCGTCGATTGGATGTTTCACTCATAAAAATGAGATAAATAATTAATGGAACTATATATCCGAACGTTAGGCGATCCGAATTATAACGGTAAAAACATTCATATCGAAAATGAAGTAGGGCAATTATTAACACAAATTGAGACTATTTTATTTACAAATAAAAGAGAAGTAATGGGTGCTCCTAATTTCGGAGCTAGCCTTGAAGATTTGATATATGATTTTCATTATAATGAATACGAATTAAAAAGAGTAATTAATGAGCAAATTGAAGACTATTGTCCACTTGCTGAAAAATACAAGGTTGAAGTAGATGTTATCTTTACCAGAGGAGAGGTTAGAGACATTGCTCAACTAAACATAACAGTTGATACACAATATTTAGTTGGTGTAACAATACAATAAAAAATAAAAAAGAATGGCTAGTTTCAAATTTTTAGATAATGCTAGAGTAACAGCTACTCAAATATACGAAGACAGTAGAACTTATATTTCTAGGGTTTATAGTAGAGCTGATGATTTCTTCACAGCGGCTTCACCTTTTGCACAAATCATACAGGTAATGGCTGAATTCAATGAACTATTAATGTTCTATATAGAAGATTCTACAGTCGAACAAAATATTTACACGGCACAACAACCTGAATCGATATACGGTTTGGCTCGATTGGCCGGTCATGATCCTACTAGAGGATTCGCAGCAACTGGAGAGATTAGATTTAGATGGAAACCAGGTGCAATGGATGACGTTGCAGGAAGTAATTTAATAATATCACCAAATACCAAAATAAAATATGATAATAATGGCTTAACATATTTTCTAAGAACTCAAAAGGATGAGTTTCTTTTACCTAAGAGTTCATCAAACTGGGTAAAGGCTAGTATTATACAAGGTGAACTAGAAAGTCAAACAGTTACAGGAAGTGGTGAAAGCATGCAGAGTTTTAATATTAAGACATCAAGCACAGTTGACCATAATTTAATTAAAGTTTCTGTTAACGGTGAAAGATGGGTAAAGTTCGATTCATTATATGAGATGAGAGATTCTGATAAAGGTTGTTTAGTTAAAACTGGAATCAGTGGAGGTATTGATGTTTATTTTGGAACCGGGAACTTTGGACAAATTCCAATGGATGGAGCAGTTATTGAGGTTGAATATATCAAATGTGATGGACTATCCGGAAATTTAAACCAATCTGGTGATTTAACATTTAAATGGGAAGATGAAGGAAAGGATTCCACTGGCGAAACGCATGATTTGAACGAACTATTAGATTTTGAAACATCAGTTGTGCCTTTTATGGGAGGAGATCCTGAGTCCACTGAATTTACAAAGATGATGGCACCGTTAGCTAGTAAAAGTTTTGTATTGGCAAACCCAGATAATTACGAATACTTTTTATCAAGGTATGCACAGTTCAGTTATTTAGATGCATATAATACAACAAATGATGGATATCTAGATGATGATAATGTAATATACATATTTGCAATTCCAGATTTAGAGAAAAGATTATTAAAAGGAACAGATTACTTTTCAGTTCCTCAAGAAGAATTCTTCTTCAGCAAAGATGAGACTGATAGATTTTTAGGAGTGATTGAAGATAGTGGACAACAGATGGTTACAAGCGAAGCAATATTCGTCGACCCTGTTCCGGTGAAATATAGAATGGAAATCTCAGTCAGATGGTTTGAAGGATTTAAACAACAAGAAATTTTCGAAGATATAAGAGTTGCTATTAGTAATTACTTAATAAAAATAACCAGAAGGGACAAACTCCCTAAAAGTGATATTATTGCAATTATCGAAGGAGTTGAAGGAGTTGACGCTGTCAATGTACAGTTTACATCGAGTATTGAAGAAGAAGCTAGAAAAAATGGTTATTATACCTATAAACAAGTCACAGTTACTCCAACTACACCTGAATTACAAGGCGTTGATGGAGATCAAAAGAGACTTGTATTTTTTAAGAGAACTGAAGAAATTAAAAAGATAACACTAGATCAGCCTGATATGTTGATACCTGTAAGTGGTGGAGAAACCGCAATTAAAAACTGGTATGATAAAATTGGTTTAGATAAATATGGAGACATTATACTAGATAAAGAGGAAGTTGCTTTATTTAGAGGTGGATGGGAAGATAGAGATGGCAACTTAGTTAAAGACGAGCCAAGTATCGGTGAGATGGCAAGTTTGTCGGTTTATTTCGATAACCCTCCTGTTCCAAGAACTATTTATAGTAGAATACAGGCAGGAAATAGAAGAGCATTATAATGGGACTATACGACGATTTATATAAATACAAACGAGTTAAGTTATATGATACAAAGAAAGCTAGAAAAGATTCTAGAAAGTATTTGGGATATGATTATAAAAATAATCTCATGCAAAATTCATTGTCTAATCATTTATTAAGGAACGATGTTATGAGGGATTTTATAGCGTTTTGCACAGATTATTATTATAATACTATTAAACAAATTCGTGTAATGAAAAATTGGAAAAATTACACAACTAAAAAAGATGATAAAAACATACGATAATGTCTAGATACGCTGGCTTAAGATTTTTTAATGGTACAGATAATGAATTAAATCTCGCATATGATTCAACTGATGAGAGATGGAGCGGTAGAGTATTTTTACCGGAAGTGTCTACTGGACTGTATGAATCTTTTAATTTATTTATAGTTGAAGAATTTATTGATAGTAATAATGGGTTGACTGTTTACGGTACTCCTATTTCTAGCAACACACTAGGAAGTTCTTTTAAATTCGAATGGGTTGATACTAGATATATTAGTAAAGATATTTTCTTTTATGGAAGTAAATTAGAAGATAATATGGTTAAGATCCAACAATTTGATGACTTAAGTATTCAAGTGTTGGACCATACTAATGTTGTTAATGTTGTTAATGGTTTAAAAGAAGTTAATAGTTATTTGAACGATGCGTTACAAGTTAACATTGGTCTATCATCCGCTTCAGAAAAGAGGCATGATAGAAGACTAAGAATAATTGACACAGATGATAATCATATCATTGCGGAAATAGATGTTTATGGAGAAACTGTTGGCGAAGACGAAAGATTAAAGGATCTTTTACAAAACTTTGGAGCTACCTTAGATGATGGTGATTTTATTATATTTAAAGAACATGACGTAAATGAATATTCTCCCGATTGGTTATTAATGAACCAAAAGAGAAGAGAGTTACTTTTAGAATTACATAATATAAAACCATTCGTTGGAACTTATAAAGCAATTCTAAACGCAATTGATTTCTTTGGTTATAATAACATTACGCTAAAGGAATATTGGTTAAATATAAATCAAAGTAGTGATAGTTTTGGTAAATTGAAAGCAGTTCCAGTACCAGATACAAATACTGGATTCTCATACAAAAAGAGAAAGAAGTTTAATTTACCATCATCTACTATGAAAAAAACAAGTAGATTTTCACTTGTTTATAAATTAAATAAACCCAATGGAGAGTTTGATTATTGGGATATCCCTGAGGTTAACGAGGTGTTTGATTTCACTCCGGAAGAAATACTAATAAAATTATATGGCTTAAAAACAAAGTTGCAGAGAGAATACCTGCCATTACAAGCTAAGATCGTTGATATAACAGGAGAAGGACATTACTTCGATCAGAAAAATATTAACATATGGAATAATCAACAACCTATCGTTGTTTTCAACGAGGGCAAAGAGGTTGATTTTAAAGTTTTACCTGAAGATAAAAAACTATATATTGAAGACTATGCATTAATAACAGATAGTGGAATATTGATAGACCCTAATACCTTCAAAGCAATTGAATTAGAAGACTTAGGATCCTTAAATAATGTTAACCACGATAACGAAAGTTTATTGTCAGAATTTGAAACATTTTACAATAATTACTATATAAATAATAAGGAAACGTTTAATAACAATACTCCTGGATATCATAAAATCCCAGTCGGTTGTCCATTAACTTTAGAATGTACTTCATTACCAGAGAACTGGGACTCAGCGAAATTTACATGGAACGATGCGATTGATCCACAAATAAATTGGAATAATTGGTGGAAACAACATGTTTATGAATTAGAATGGGTGGTAACAGGACCTAATGGATTTGAACAATCATATAGAGGAGATATTGGGTATTGGAAATCTGATAATGTTCCTGCACCTAATGAAACCTTAACATGGCACCCTGAATTTAATAAACTTGCAATAATAGTTCCTTATTCTGGAGATTATAGTGTAGAATTAAGAATGTATGACTTATATGGTTTTACGAGTTTTTATAAGAAAGTCGATATGTTTCATGTTGATGTAAAACCATTAGAACTATATGGCATATATCAATGGAAAATAGATAAAGACTGGAGAAGTTGGAAAACTAAATGGGAAGACACTGGTGGTTATTGGAACTTACCAACTGAAAATCTTCAAAAGATGAATGATAGTTTCCAGAGTTTATATTTAACAATGGATAGAGCTAATTATATACATGATGAAAGTAAAGGTAAAATCTTCTCTATGGTTAGAAGACATGTTGATACTGATTTGTCTAACCCTACTGGATTTAAAGAAACCACTGGCCCTTACACTTGGGACTTTATGGATACGGTTGAATGGAATGATGGAAAACATAATTGGTGGAACGCAACTAGAGTGGGAATGGATTTGACTGCAAGTTTTAAAATAACAAATTGTCAAAATGGTTCTATATTATCAATAGACCATTATAATCCTATTACCAAATTAACAGAGAATGGAACTTATGTAATTACATCACCTACCCCAACAGGAAATACTGACCTTATAGGATGGCAAGCAATTGCTAATGAGTTAAACAGTTCAACTGATCCTATTGTGTCTAAATTCAATTTTAATCCCGTATTTGAAGATACGGACAATGATGGAACTAATGATGTATTTTTATTCTTA